TTCATTTTCCGCCCGCCATACTCCACACGAGCTGTTATTTGGCAGACCCGGTAAATTGCTACAAGCACGATGTCGTATTCGTCGGCTCATACCGCTACCATAGCGAATGGCCGTATAGACCGGCTCTTATCAACTGGCTTAGGAACACTTACGGCGACCGGTTCAGATTGTACCCGGACAGAGGAACGGCCATCAGGGGAGCGGAACTGAATTTTTTATACAACAGCGCCAAGGTGGTCGTCGGAGACAGCACCTATTCGCCTAACTACTGGAGCGACCGAATACCGGAGACTTTGGGCCGAGGGGGCTTCCTGATTCATCCAAGAGTGCCGGGGCTGGAAAAGCACTTTGAATATTACAAACACCTCATTCCTTACGATATAGGCGATTTCAAAGGACTGAAAGAAATAATCGACCATTACATTGAAGCGGACGAGGAGCGGGACAGGATCAGGCTGGCGGGGATGGAACACGTCAAAAATAACCACACTTATGTAAACAGGGCGGAGATAATAATAAATAAACTTAAAGAAGATGGCAAAATCACCTAAACACGAAATTTTAGAATTAGGCTGCGGCAAGTACCCCAGAAAAGATGCAATGAACATCGACATAGTTGATTTGCCTGGCGTTGACAAGGTTCACGATTTAAATGTTTTTCCCTGGCCCATGAATGATGAACTATTCGATGAAGTGGTAGCCCAGGACATCATCGAGCATGTTGACGATACTTTTAAGGCAATGAATGAGATATGGCGGGTATTAAAGCCGAATGGATTGGCCCTTATCCATACTACTTACTGGAAAACAAAAGGCTCTTTTACAGATCCGCAGCATAAGCATTTTTATACATTGGAGAGCTTTGATTATTTCGACCCGACCACTTTCTTAGGCCAGGAATACGGATTTTACGGAGTAAAGCCGTTTCAGATAGTCCACAAATGTATCACCCCTAATGGTTATTTATATATAATTATGCGTAAAGTATGCGAATCGGAATAATCGGCCGGGCGGACAATACGGGCTTAGGCATCGAAACATGGGAGTTTTGCCGACATTTTCCCAGAGCTAAAGTCCTGATAGTAGAATTCGAGAGCCTTTACCCGGGACCAACCTATAGGATTTACCCTAAAAGGTTCAAAAATCCCGTCATTGTATCTGAAATGCCGAATGACTACGAAATAAAAGCCTTCCTGGAGGGCATTGATTTACTTCTTACGATAGAAACCCCCTATAACCACAGAACATACCAGATAGCCAGGGAAATGGGCGTAAAAACGATTTTAAGGCTTAATTTTGAATGGCTAAGGAATTATCACCCCGACCTATTCCTTTCCCCCAGTCTGTACCGTTTTGAAGACATACCGGAGCCTAAAACATACCTGCCTTTTCCGATCAACAGAAAGGTCCTGCCCTTTAAGCTAAGAGCCAAGGCTAAGAAGTTCATCCACATAGCGGGCAACTGCAAGGCCGGATACGACCGCAACGGGACTGATCTGTTCTTACAAGCTATACCCTATATAAAAAGCGACATTGAAATAATCATCAAAAGCCAAGTTCCGATAGAGGGAATAAAAGACGAAAGAGCCAGAGTAGATGTCAACAATTACGAGAATTACTGGGAAATATGGGAAGACGCGGACGTGCTGGTCAGCCCGAGGCGGTATGCCGGACAGAGCCTGCCCTTGAATGAAGCCATGAGCAGGGGAATGGCAATAATCATGACCGATATGGAGCCGCAAAACCAGTTATTGCCCAGTGAACTTTTAATCAAGCCGAAAGGCTTTGAACCGATGATGATCAACCGCAAGATAGATATGGCGATCATTGACCCGAAAGACATCGCGCGCAAGATAGACCAGATAGCCAACCAGGACATTAGAGAGCATTCCAGATTATCAAACCACATAGCGCAGACCTGGAGCTGGCAATCGCTTAAGCCAAAATACGAACAATTATTTAAAATTTTATGCTTATCACACTAGAGGATTTAAAAAACCACATCGGCTTGGACAGCAATGATGATGACGAGATCATAGCGACCTATATATCAGCCGTGGGTGATGTTTTAAAAAATCATATCGGTAGGGTTATCGAGGAGGAGACCGTCACCGAGTATTTTGACGGCGATGATATCACAGACAAGATATTTTTAAGCAACTATCCGTTAACTGCTTTTACCAGTTTCCAGTATCGCACCGGCACTTATGCCGTACCTGTTTGGAATAATTTTAATACGGAAGATTACCAGACCGATCTGGACGGCGGGGTTATCTACACAGACAACATGTATAACGGAGTGCGTAATATCAAAGTAGTCTATAAGGCCGGATATGCCGCCGCCAGTATTCCAAGCGCGCTTAAGTTAGCTGCCCTGAAATTAGTGGCCAAAGTTTACAACAAGAAACGAAGCGACGGATTCAGCCACGAAGAAGCGGGCGGGGCCGCCATTGATTGGGACAAGTTCTTAAGCGACGACATTAAGGCGTTAATCAGTCCTTACTGTAAAATCAACATATGAGAGCGTTTTTTACAAAAGTAATGACAGTTTATCGGTTAGCCAGTTCCAGCAGCAAAGAAAGCTATGCCGAGAACGGCACGATCAAAGGCGCGATATACCCGTTGACCGCCGACAGCGCCTTTTTGACCGAAGGCAACCCGTCCCAGTCTTACAAACTCATTACCGACTACGAAAGCGACATCAAGAAAACCGATAAGATAACTTATGACGAGATTGACTATATCGTTACCGGCATTCAAAAATTTGATTTTGGGGCAATGAGAAGAACGGAGGCTCTTATCGAAAAATTTAATTCTTAACCTATGCCCTATGAGATCAAAATCCAAAATCTTGAGGAGTTGCGAGCGGCCTTCAAAAAAGCCCCTGAAACAGCGAGTAAAGAACTGGAGAAAGCGACTAAAGAGGCTGGCAAGCAGATTTTGGCCACCGAAAAATCCGAAGTTCCCATCAAGACCGGCCAGTTGCGGAGAAGCATAACCTTAGATTACAAGCCAATCAGCGTTTCAATATATCCCACCGTAAAATACGCCTTGCCCGTTCATGAAGGCTCCAAACCCCACGTCATAGTCCCGACAGCCAAAAAAGTATTAAGGTTCAAAGTAGGCGGCCAGTGGATCTATGCCAGAAGGGTTTACCATCCCGGCTCAAAAGGAAATAAATTTGTGGAAAGAACAGTCAGCAAGTCGGAAAATCCCATCAATAAGCTATTCGACAAAGCCTTAGAGAACATAATCAATTTTTTAGCCAAATAAATGTATTCAGACATCAAAACAGCCATCAAAACCAATATAGAAGCCATTACCGGCATTAAAAATGTCTATGGTTATGAAAAGGGTGATCTGGACGGCTACCCGTCCGCCGTTGTTTTGGGCGAGAGCATCGAGTGCGAGTATTTATCAACCAACGAAGACGAGAGAAAATATACGTTCAAGGTGAAAGTATATCAGGAATTGGAAGATGACTCCTTGGGAGCCAGCACAGCCGAGAGTACCCTGGAAGCATTGATCGACAGCGTATTGGATAAATTCGGCAACGATTGGACCCTAAGCGGCTTATGCCACAAGGTCAATATCAAGGGAATAATAGGTTATGTTGACAGGGGAATTAATACGCGGGTGCTTGAATTCACCATCGAATGCTACAAAGTTTATACATTAACTTAATCATATGGCCATTAAAAAATTTGAGGACAAAAGCTTGAAAGGGGAAATTGAGGATAAGGAGATAAAAAAAAACAAATATTTCTTTTCGGATATCTACGGATGTTCCATTACAGTAGACGCCGCCAGTCCGGAAGAGGCCGAGAAAAAGGCCAAAGAGATAATTAACAAATCTAAATAAACACTATGACAAAGTTTATAGGCAGAAAAATCGAAATCGGCATCGGGCGGGAAGGCACCAGAGGAACGGCGGTCGCCCCCTCTTATTGGCTATCCCTTATGAACGCCGATTTTGACGATAAGTTCGAGGGCGTCGTTGACGAAAATACCCTTGGTATTATCGAAGATTCAACCGATTTCAAAGTTACTAAAAAATGGTCTGAGGGTAAATTATCCGGCAAGATCGCCGACAAGTCATTTGGTTACTTTTTAAGAGCCTTAATGGGCACGATCACTTCAGCGGTCAAAGAAACCACCGCCTATACCCACACGTGCTCAGTTCTGCAAAGCGCGCAGCACCCGACTGTTACCATTGAGGCGAAAAACCCCAATCAGCAGCTTAAATTCGCCAACGGTGCCATCGACAACCTAACCATAAAAGCAGAGCTGGGAAAATTCGTTGAATTCGAGGCGGACGTTAAGGCCAAACTGGGAGTAGCTTCAACCAATAGCCCGTCATACGTGGCGGAAAACAGTTTTTTAGCCAAAGACGTGACTGTCAAATTCGCCGACACAGTTGCTGGCCTGGATGGAGCCAGCGCCATTTGCGTCAAAAACGTCGAGATCAAATTCGACAAAAATCTGGAAAGCGATGATTGCCTTGGCTCTAACGAACCATCCGATTATCTTAACAAACAGTTTAGTGTTACCGGCTCGATCGAATTGAATTATGACGCGACAACCTACAAGACGTTGGCTTTAGCGGGCACTCTCAAGTGCGTGCGCGTAAGCATACAGGACACTACCGTCACCATTGGCGCGTCATCCAATCCTACTCTGAAGATAGACCTGGCAAAAGTTAAGTTCACCGAATGGGGCAAATCAAGCGACCTCAACAGCATCGTAAAAGAGACTTTGACGTTTAAAGCCCTTTATAGTTTGGGCGATACGTCGCTTGTTTCAATAGTCTTAACTAACGCCTTAGCCGGTTACAATTAATATGCAATTAACCAAAACAACTAAAATCATCACCATGATCGTAAGCGGAGTGGCGACATTCTTAATCGTTTATTTATTGTTTTAAATTATGCCAATATTGAAAGACAACCGGCCAATCAAACAATTATCCTTGCCGGAAAGCAACATCACATTAAAGATCAAAGACGGTTTTATCGCCGCTGACCTTGAGGTTATCATGGCCGAACAGAACCAAGTCAGACAAAGCATGGCCTTGATTGCCAGGATGATCACCGAGTGGGATGCCCAGGGCGAGGACGGGCAAACCCTGCCCATAAGCGCAGAAAACGTCGCCCTTTTGCCGATCACCGACCTTAAATTCATCCAAGACAATCTTAATGTGGTGGAAAGTTTTTTAGCGCAAGCGGCCAAGCCCGATATGAAATAGCCCAGTTCGTGCATTTAGGCAAGATGGACTTCCGGTCGCTTAAACTCTTTATCTGTCTGGAAATGGGCTGGACAGAAGAGGAGTTTTTAAGCCAGCGCTGGGATTTTATCAACGAATTATTAATTTTCATTGAAGAGAGAAATAAGAAAACCAATGACCAACACTAAAGATTTAACAATCCTATTATTAGCCAAAGACGAGGCGACATCAGTGATAACCAGGCTGGGCGACAGCATGAAAAGCAATTTTGCCGAAGCGGAAAAAGCCTCTAAATACGTAGCTATCGGTTTAGCGGCGGCTGGGACGGCGGCAGCGACTTTCGGTTATTTTGCGGTCAAGGCGGCTCAGGAAAACGAATCGGCGCAAACAAGGCTGGCGACGATCTTAAGGACATCAACAAAGGCCACGGACGAGCAGATAGCATCCCTTATCAGCCAAGCAGAGGCTTTGGAAAAAATCGGCGTTGTCAGTAAGAGCCAAACATTAGTCGCACAGGGACAACTGGCGACTTTTGATTTAACCACAAGCGCCATTAAAAAATTAACGCCTGCTATTTTAGATTACGCGGTTGCCGAAAAGGGTGTAAACGTCACTACAGACGAACTGCAACAAATGACCAATGGTCTTGCCCAGGCCCTGCAAGGCAATTTTACTTCACTCACCAGTATTTGTTTTAGATGATGTAACAAAAGGAATGATTAAAAACGGCACGGAGACCGAAAGAGTGGAAGCATTGGTTAAAGTTCTTAATTCAACCTACAAGGATCATAACGCCGTGATGAGGGAAACAAGCGAGGGGGGGGCGAAGGTTTTGCGAATGGCTTTTGAGAATATGAAAGAAACGATAGGCTCCGAACTTTTGCCTGTTTTCGATAAATTAGTGGGGGTAGCGACCGAATTTTCAAATAATATTTTACCGCTATGGATTGAAAAAACCAAGGAAATCGTCAGTTGGCTTAAAGAGCATAAAATAGTTATCGGCATAGTAGCCGGAGCTATCATCGGCGCTTTAATTCCAGCATTTATCGCTTTTGCGACAACTTTAATCACCGTAACCATACCAGCATTGGCAGCCATGGCTATAGCTTTGGCCCCATATATCATCGGTGGCGCCATTATCGGCGGTGTAGTAGCGGGGGTGCTCTGGGTAGTTAAGAACTGGGAATTGGTCAAAGAAAAAACACTTGAGATATGGGGCGCGATTAGAGATTTTTTTGCCAGCACCTGGGAATGTATAAAAAATACTTTTGAATATGCGATTAACGGGATTTTAGATAAATTGAAGCCCTTAATTTCCGCTATCAACACGGTTAAAAATTCTGCCAGTACAATCGGCAATGCGTGGGCGAATTTACCGGCCAATCTGGGATTTGGGGGAGGCAGAGCCATCGGCGGGCCAGTGAGCGCTGGGACTTCTTATCTGGTCGGAGAACGCGGGCCGGAGCTGTTCATGCCCTCGACCGGCGGCTCGATAATACCGAATAATAAGCTGAGCGGAGGACTGACCATCAACATTAACGGCAATACTTTGCTTGATAATCGAGCCGCCGAGAAGATCGGCGACATGATAGTCACTAAATTAGGCATGAGCACTAAATATGCTTACTAAGTATGAACATAACAGTCACAATCGAATCAACAGACCGCACTTCTTATATAGACTGGCCGAGCTTTACCATAGAGAATATAATTAACAATCAGGTTGATACTTGCTCTTTTGAAACCAAAAAATACGGAGACAAAACATGGAAGCCGAGCGCGGGCGATGAAATCGAAATAACGGACGGCTCAACCACGATATTCGCCGGAGTTATAATAAAAGTAGAAGAAGAAACTGACGCCTTACTGATCCGCTATCGGGTTGAGTGCAAGGACTGGACGCATTACCTTGACCGTTCGTTAGTAGTAGAGAGTTACGAAGACAAAACAGTTAATGAGATCATTTCACATATAAATACCAATTATTTGTCCGGCTTTACCATCACAAATGTTGACTGCGATATATTCGTTACTTCAATTACGTTTAACCGTATTCCAGTCAGCCGGTGCTTACAGATATTGGCGGAGAAAACAAATTACAGCTGGTACATAGGCTATGATAAAGACATCCATTTTTTTGCTAAGAATAGCGAAGTATCACCCTTTGATTTAACCGATACTAACGGCTATTACATATTTTCCAGCCTGAAGATAACGGAAGACATCAGCCAGATCAGAAACAAGATTTATGTTAGGGGAGGGGAGACCGAAGCCACCAGCCGGAGCGATAACTTTACCGGCGACGGCACCAAAGCCACCTTTGCCCTTAGTTATAAATTCGCTTCACTCCCGACGGTTACGGTTGGGGGCGTCTCAAAAACGGTCGGCGTGGATTTTCTCGATACAACTGGTTATGACTGCTACTGGAATTACAACGAGAAATATATCAGATTTGACACTGCACCAGCCAGCAGCGCCGCCATAGTAGCTTCTGGGACACCTTTGTATCCGATCCTAATCCAAGTCCAAGATGATGTCAGCATAGCGGAATTTGGAACTTACGAATTCAGCCTGATTGACAAATCAATAAAATCGAACGACGAGGCCAGGCTCTATGGATACTCGCAATTAACGGCTTACGCCAACGAGATAAAAGAGGGCGGTTTTCAGACTTATGAAAGCGGTTTGAGAAGCGGCCAAGTGATAAATATCCAATCCGCCCTTAGAGGCACCAATGAAAGTTTTTTGATCCAGCGGGTGACGCTAGCAATGCGCGGGCCGAATGACGGGCTATGGACAGCGGAGTTAGCTACCTTGCGCACTTTGGGGATCATAGACTTTCTGCAAAAGCTCTTAATGGCCTATGACCGGATGGGAGCGATTGCGGAGAGCGAGGTTATCACACTGGAGATGTCCCAGAACGACGAGCAGACCGTTAACGTGACAGAATTGATAACCAAAGGCACGCCCGAGCAAGACTATCAGACGGCCAATTGCACCGAGGACTTATCAAAAGACCCCCTGGGCGCGGGCGTCGCTCCTGATTGGGTTCTTTCCCCTTACACCCCCACCGGCCACACAGACACCAAAAGGGAAATGATTTTAGACATATCATCTTACGTTTATTAAATAATCCAAAAATATGAACATAAATTCTAGTGTCGCCGTAAGAGGAGAGATAACGGCGAGGTTCTACGACCAGTCTAACCTTAACTGGTTTGAACAGCAATCAAACGCCTGGCTAAGAAAAATGAGAGATAAATTCCCGAAGTTAATGAAATACTACCGACTCGGAAAACTGGTAAAGACCGAAAAAAAGGATAACGTCATCTGTAATGCCGGATTTAACACCCTGGCCAGAAGATTATGCAACGACACGACCTATACCGGTTATATCAATAAAATGGCCCTGGGCACGGGTTCGCCCACACCGGCAGCAACCGATACGCAATTAACCACGGAAACCTATCGCAACACCACGGCCAGCGGCACGGCCAGCTCAAACATTGCTTATTGCACAGCTTATTTTACCGAAACGGAATGTAATGGAACCTATACGGAATTCGGGAATTTCATAGACGGCACAGGGACAGCCAACAGCGGCCAACTATGGAGCCACATTGCCAGCATTAGCTGGGTTAAAAATAACACGACTTGCTTGGTGGTAAGCTGTCGCTACACTTTTCAATCTGCATAATTGGTCTGTAAGTATACATTGTGCTATAATGTAAGTATAATCAATAACTTACATTTATGCACGGGCCACATTCAGAGGCAACAAAATTAAAAATTAGTCTTAGCAAAAAGAAAAATCCGACTAGATATTGGCTAGGTAAAAAGCGACCAGATATAAGCGAAAAAGCAAAAATATGGGTTAATAAAAGACTGTCATATCACCAGTATAAACCAGGTCACATTGGGATCAAGGGAGAAAAAAACAACAGATGGAAAGGCGGAATAACGCCAGAACATACTAAAATAAGAAATTCAGTTAAGGGAACAACCTGGAGAAAAGAGGTTTTCGCTAAAGATAATTGGACTTGTCAAAAGTGCGATAAAAGAGGCGGAAATTTAAACGCCCACCACATCAAACCCTTTTCTACAAATCCCAAACTAAGATTTGATGTTGATAACGGAATAACGCTTTGTGAAAAATGCCACAAGTTGGCACATTCATAAAGTTGCAAGTACACGTTCGCAAGTGCTTAATAAATAATTTTCAAATATATGGCTACAAAGGTTTGGAGCGCCGGAGACAAAGTCAATGCCAGCGATCTTAACAACGCAGTGGTTCCTACCGGATCGGTTATCCCATTCGCAGGTTCTTCCGCTCCGACAGATTGGTTACTTTGCGACGGTTCGGCTATTTCAAGAACTACACATGCGATACTGTTTGCATTAGTGGGGACAACATACGGATCGGGTGATGGCTCTACCACGTTTAATCTGCCAAATTTAAAGGGAAAAATTCCTGTCGGTTATAATTCATCTGAGGCTGAATTTGACGCCCTTGGCGAAACCGGAGGAGCAAAGACGCACCAATTAACAACGGCAGAGTTGGCATCTCATTCTCACGCTATTTCAACGTATGATGCAAGTTACATGGATGACTCAGCATACATTGTTGGTGCGGATGGCCCTTCAGCTGGCCCGACTGCTGCAGGTGCAACAACTCAATCTGCTGGATCTGGAACAGCCCACAACAACTTACAGCCATATATTGTTTTAAATTATATTATTAAAACTTAGATAATAATTAAATAACTATATGGATCAAGTATTAACAGCTCTAAAAAGCACCCAGGCGAAAAGATTTTATTGGCACACTTTCAACGGCGCTTTGGGTCTTTTAATCATTATTTTAGGAGATTTAAATGTGGCCTGGACGCCGTTAGTCATTGCCTTGTTGAACGGCATCACCAAAGAGATCAATAACAACTATTTAAAATAATATGCAAGGCGAAATAAATAATATCAAAATAAACATGGCAGAACTAAAAAAGGATATTTCTTATATTACCGAAAAAGTCGACAACATCGAACAGAAGCTCGATTCCTGGTGCGATGATGCAAATAAAAACTTCGCGCCTTACTGGGTGGTGCAATGGATTTTCGGGGTCACTATCATATTTGCTCTGGCTACCCTATATTTTATATTCGCTAATGCCGGTTTACCGACCAAATAATATGAAAATATCATTAACGCTTCCCTTGAAGGATATTTATGTGACCCAGCCTTTTGGCGTGAATTATTTGGATTTCTATAAGAACCTGAACATGAAAGGCCACAACGGGATCGACTTCAGGGCTCGGACCGGCTGCACAGTGAGAGCCGCCCATGACGGCATAGTCCTTTTTGCCGGAGTGGACGAGGGGGGCGGAGTTTGCGTCGAGATTATCGCTTCTTATTCTGGAGAGGGTTACAGGACTATTTATTACCACTTGCAAAGCCATTCGGTATTCAGAGGAGATGAAATCAAGGCTGGTCAGATCATCGGAAAAGCCGACAACACAGGGAAATACACTACCGGCGATCATCTTCATTTCGGACTTAAAAAAACGCTTAACGGCAATACTGTTGATATGAACAACGGCTATAGCGGAGCCATAGACCCAGCGCCTTATTTCACTATTGGTTCAAATTGGGATAAATCGAACGCCTATCATCGTTACGGAAGGAATAGGAACTGGCTGGCTGAATACTGGTTAAGGTTCGCACCGATTGAAGTAAACAACCCCTGGGCAAACTCAGGCCGTTGGATACAAAGGCAACTTGCCAAGCTCGGATTGAAAGCACCCCTAAACGGAGAACAGGTCAACGCTATTATATACGGCAGTTGGGATTT